GTCCCATATACATCTGTTGTTTGGTTGTGCTGCAAAATTGCCGTCATCTAACGCAATTATGTGAGCGCACTTATGTTCGTGCGGAATCTCTGAATGATCTGTGTCTAGTATATTACTTTCTGGATGTGCAAAGTCAACAGTAAATAAATATTTACCTGCGTGCCATTTCTTGTCTTTTCCTATATACTTACCTGCTTGTCCGTCTAGGATATCCCAACGATGAACAGAAGGATAATAAGAAAAACAATTCCAGAGCTGTAATTCATCAAGTCTTCTTCTGGGGACTCGATCGGGGTTAAATCCCTTTTGAATAAACGCGCTAATTGGTAGGCGATAAAATATTGCACCGTTTTCCATAATAGCATGAAATAATATAGCCCTACCTGTAAGAGCGCTAAGACCAAAGATAATACAGTCTTCAACTTCTCCATGATGTTTTTTAAGATCATATAAATATTCTCTTTTAATTTGTGCATAGGTTGGTGGTATGTTTACATTTAAATAAGCCATGTTTTAATATTATCATCAAAGTCCCTGTAGTCTATTGTTATTTCATCACCTATTTTAATATCTTTTAATGCATATCCTTCATCATCAACACTTGGATCATCACTGTGGTTTAAATATTTTTCATTGTCTAAACCCAACACTAAAATACCAGATCCTAATTTTCTTTCGTAAGCATGAGTGTCTATTAATTTTGCTAGAGCTAAAGGCATTGATGGTAGTTTATCTTTGTCAAACTCCATTTCAAATTCAGGTCTTTCTTCTTTTATTTTTTCACCTTTATTTATATTTTCTTTAGAAAAAACACCTACACCATGTATTTTACTTTTATCTAAATATGTATCAATCAACATCATTATTTTATATTACCCCAATTTGGTCCAGATTCATAGTCTACTTTGTTTTTTATTTCTAGTGGTATAGCATTTTCCATTGTTCCGTGGACCGTGTTTCGTTCTGCATCATTCCTAATAGATACACAAAGCTCATCGTGTATTTGTATGTGCGGCACGATACCCTTTTCATACAACATAACCATTGCTTTTTTTGTCATGTCAGCTGCTGATCCTTGTATCAATCTATTTAAAGCTTTGTAAGTAAAAGCAGGGACATAGTAATTACTAAAATACATTTTACGTTCTTCTTTTGTGTGTTCTTCTATTTTTTTAGAAGACTTTTGATTGAACTCACTTTTAAATTTTTTCCAGGCATCGTCTTTTGATAATAATTTTGGTGTAACCCAAGCTCCTTCATACTCTATAGTTCCATCTTTTTTAACTATTTCTTTAGCTTCAGGATCCCATTCTTCAAATTTACGAGCGTTGTTATCCCATCTTTTATTAGTGCTTTCATAAAAATTAAATCTACAAAATCTGTCTTCAAGAGTATAAATTAATTTTTCTCTTTCGGAAAAGTTTTTTAAATTATCAGATAATTCTTTTATAAAAGGAATTTTTTGATGGTACATCTTTAACAGATCTGTCGCTTGTTTCTGGTTTAAATTTAATTCATTTTGTAATTTACCTTTACCCATTCCATAAAATAAACCTAAGTTAATTGTCTTAGCTTGTTTTCTTGGGATGTTTGCAAGTTCAGCAACAATTTGATGAAAGTCTGCGTTTTCTTTTTCAAACTTATCTTTTAACCCTTCTGTATTTGCTAAATTATATTTGATAGCGTAGTGAGCCACGATCCGTGGTTCTTGTTGCGAGTAGTCAAAACTACCCCACACACAACCTTCTTCAGGTAAGAATACTTCTCTCATCTTTTTACCGATGTAACCTTTTGCAGGTATCTGTTGTAGGTTAGGGTTAGACATAGAAAACCTTCCAGTTACTGTACCACCTTGATCAGATCTAATTTGATTTACGTCTGCATGTATTCTTCCATTGTAAACATATCCCTTAAGACCTTCTACAAAAGTATTGATCGCTTTATCAAATTCTCTTGCCTTAGAAAGCATTCTTAAAAACCTGTTTTCGTGTGTTTTTAAATAATCTTTTGGGAGTTGAGGCATACCAGACTTTGGAGTCTTTTTATAATTAGTAATTTTTTGATCATCTAATAATAATTTTATAGAGTTAGCAGCCCATAACTGAACAATTACACCTGTACGTTTTTTTATTATGTTTAATAAATTGTCTCTTCTCTTTTCTAATTTTTTACCAAACTCTTCTAATTTTTGGACATCTATTCTAACGCCTTTAAATTTCATATCAACCAAACAACGAAATAATTTTGTTTCTAATTCAAAAATATTTCTACAAGTTTTTATTTCTTTATCTTCAGGTCTTTGATATAATACTTCGTCTAGTTTTTCGTTAAATAAATTCCACAATCTCAAAGTTAATCTTACGTCTTGTTTAGCATATTCTTTTACTAAATCACTCGAAAGCTTGTGCATGTTAGACATTGGATCTTTAATATTCTCTAGTGAAGCTTTCTGATATAAATCATATTTATATTTTTGATCATTGAAATAATCTTTTGCTAAAGAATCTAGTGAATATCTAAACCTGTTTTCATCAATTACTGATGCAGCTATCATCGTATCAACTAATCTACCTTGTAACATTTTACCAGTTACAGCTCTTAACCAACAAACATCATACATTGCATTGTGAAAAACCTTAGTAATATCAGGGTTTTGCAACAATTTTTTATTCATTTGATTCCAAAATTCTTGTTCTTCTTGAGGAGATGTTGTTGTGTCTGAATGATGTAAAGGAAAATATACTGTATCTTTACCTGTTGCTACTGCTACACCAGTTATAAAACCATCTTTTCTTATAGCACCTAAACCTTTTGTTTTAAGATTAGGATCGTAAGTCTCTATATCAATTGCTACAGTATCTATACCCTCTAAATCTAAATCTTGTGGATGTTTACACATTATAATCCCTCTCTAATATCATCTCTAAATAGTGAATTGCTTTCTTAATATCTTCTTCTTTTCCTTTATTTGAATGTCTACAGATATACTTTATTGCATTACCTTCTGCAAACAAAAGTTTATTTTCGTTGATAAATTCTGCAGGTTGAATGCGAAAATTTTTGTAGTGATTCCCGCCATGCTGTTTGTCCAAAGATGTGTATCCTGTTCCTTTAAATATACTTTTATCTGTCATGATTCTCCTCTCGTAAATAGTAATATCTGTTATTTTGTATGTTTGCTAAAGAACTTCTATATTTAAAATTAGATGTACCAATACTCCAACAATCTTTTTTACCTCTACTATAAGCGACATAAGCTAGTCTTATTGCTTCATCAGTGTTTCTCTCTTCTCTGTATGTAGATAAATCAACTACGATATTATCAAAAGTTAATCCTTTTACTTTGTGTATGGTATCTAATTCAACTCTTGGCATTTTTTCTGTATCAAAATTATTTGCAATTACTTTTTTTATAAAAGGAATTTTTAATATTAAATCCTTATCAGTCAAAACTTCTGAAAATTTTTCATGTTGTTTAGCTTGAGCTTTTATAAAACCTAAATCAATTAATTCTTGAATATTATACTCTTTGTTTATCAAAGGTTTTAATACATCCACATTACCTTTACCATGAACTTTAACTGATTTACCAATTAAAGGCCAAAAATCTTTTATTTGTTGTTTAGAAACTTTGTTTTTTATAAAGTCTGGCCATCTTTTAAAACATCTAAAATCTTCTCTAGCAACATGAGGATGTTCGTTTGAAACAAATTTATAATCTATACCATGATCTTTTAGAAACTCACTTACATGCATATCTGTTGGAGTACCTCTATAAGTAAATAAAAAAGTTTCATTAGTATTTTTTATTTTATCTAATAAAGCATCCATTGATTTACATGGTTGTCGTAAATGAGGTATCCAATAAGATTCACCAATTATACCTTCAGCAGGTGTCCAAATTCTTTCTGCGTTATCTCCCCATTTTTTCCAAATAGGAGCTATAATTTTTTTGCATATAGTGTTTATAGTTTTACCACACCTCTTGCCATATTTAAGTTCAACTTTTTTAGCTTCTGAAGTACTAGATAATTTGTAAAAAAAATTAGGATCTGCACCACTATATTCATAAATAGTTTGATCGGCATCTCCTATAAATATAAATTCTTTCGCATTCGTTGCAGCTTTTCTTAAAGCATCTATTTGAGGTTTACTACAATCTTGAGCTTCATCTACTATTAAAACATCTATATCATTTGGACAATTAGCTTTAAATATAAAATTATCTATCATGTCTTCAAAAGATAATCTTTTATGTTTTGGATTATTTCTCCAATCATCATATTTTTTCTTTAATTTATTTAGTGTATTTAAACTGTAAGGTTCATAATTTTTTTTATCACATTTAGCCCAGTAATCTTTAAAAGATTCTTTTCGACCATGAGTATGAGAAGAAATTTCATAAAGAGGATGCTTGTCCCATTTCTTTCTTTTATTCCAATGTTTCATTTCAAAGTTTTCTTTGCAAAAATTATCATGATCTTCTTTCTCATATTTTTTTAGAGTAATGTATTCGCCTCTAAAATAAGAATGTATTGTACATATTTGATCTTCTAGTTTTGTTTTAGATACTTCTTTCATTTCAGGAATTCTTTTAACAGATTCAATTATTGCAAGTGCTGCAACATTTGTGTGAGATAATACAACAATCCTGTCCCAACGTATTCCTTTTTTTAAACATTCAACATATTTATTAAATAACCATTCACTAGTTTTACCTGTACCAGGAGGTCCTGGAATCCATTGTGGAATTTTTAAAGTTTCTTTATTCATCTGTTATTGCTGCTTCATCATCAATTTCAACAGCTTCTCCTTCCCATACTATGCTTCTTTCTTTAGCACCTTCTCCTTCTATTCTCCAAAGAACAAGAGATTTTTTGTTGTACTCAGAATGTTTTTTAGTAGCTTTATAAATTGTTTGTACTTTTTGTACTAAGTCTGGTCTAGGTAAATTAACATTATTTTTTGCTAAATAACTTTCAAAATTATCTAAATCAAAATCTATACAACTTTTCTTAAAATTATAATAAGGTAGTTTATGTATAGCTAACTGTTCTTTGTCTGTGTAAATACCTTTAGTAATAAAATACTCTCTCAGATATCTTTTGTATTTAAAATCTTCTTCTGCTTCTTTTTCATATTCTTTAGACTGAGTTCTCTTTGCAAATTTAGGCATCATAATTTGTTCAAAATCATGTTGTTTCTGCCTTGGCATCCAAGCTTGAGCTTTTTCCATTGCTGCTTTTACAAAAGCTTGTGAATCCATTAAAGTTTTTCCATCTATAAAAATTCTTTTTTCTTTTATTTCTTCTTTTTCTGGTACGTTTAAATAAACATAATATCTATCTTTAGAGTACTGCTCTACCCTATCAATCATGTCTTTAGATACTTGAGCTGTTATGTTTTTAAATAAACCTATCCAATTAAATAAAGCTTGAATACTTTGATGAGAGTAACCTGTAATCTCTGAAATTTTATTTACTCCAAATTTTCTATCTGTTTTAGAAGTTGTTGTACCTTTTTTCTCTCTTTGTTTTACATTATCATTTGCCTGTTCAGCAATTTTAGCTATAAAAAAATCTATTTGTTCTATTGTCCAATCAGAATTTTTTAAAAGTATACCAGCAATTGCTGTGCAATACTCATCTCTTTTACCTTCACCAGGATATATAATTGTTAATGCACAAGATAAAGCTACTTTACCAACATCTAAAGTTAGATTTCCTTGATACTCTCTTATCTCTTGATACTTTTCCCATCTAACATTTGTTTTTGATTTACTGTGTAAAGAGCCAGGAACTATTGTATATCTTCTTCGTTCAGTTCTTAGTTCACACACCATAGCACCATGAGGAAAATCTTTATAATCTTTTTCAAATTCATCTGGTAATGAAAATTGTTTAAAAGGTATATTTGTTTTATTTGACCAAAGGTAATGACTAGTTGGATTTCCATCTCTACCAAAAATCGCTCCACAATCATTTACATAAAAATTTAAAAAATTTTTTACTAAAGGATTATCAATATCTAAATCAACAACATCATCTAATCTTAATGCTATCTCTGCTGTTTCGTGATCTCTTTTCCATATGTCTTTCTCTATTTTAAAATTTTCATCGGTATATCCTTTGACTTTAGGTATACCTTTGTAGCAAGGTATAATAACCTTACGCAAATTTAACCAGTCTTCATATGTTATAGGCTCTTTGTTCATTTCTCACTTTTTTAAAATTAAAAAGGGCGAATCCACTCTCGCTTCTTCGCCCCTTCCCGCAGGAATTTTATAAATTAAACTGCTTTTTAGTTTGTTCTTGAACTTCGGGTTTAGCCTCTACCTCACCTTTACCTACAGATTCAGCAAAAGATTTACCCATATCATAGATATTTTTATCTGTGACAGGACCAACCTTTTCAACATCCCAACCAAACCATGTTCCTTTGTCGTTAGACATTTGAACAGTCTTTAATTTGTAAATGTGGCTGTATGTAGGCGGAGTAAATAAACCATTTTTACCCTGCATTTTAATACCCATCATCATTGAGTTCCACTTTCTGCTCACTTTTAATTGAGTAGATTTCATAGAGATCAATGCTGTTTCTGGATTGTCACCTACGACTAATACAAAATGATTAGCAGTGTTATCGAGATAGTTACCATTTGGTAATCTATCTTTGTAGTCTTTACCCCTAGTGGTTTGACTTACGATATCACTGTCAGCTTCATGAATTGCTACAGGTGCACCTGTACTTGTGCCTCTGTCTGCCCATTCAATGTACTGTCTTTTGTAGTGACAAGGTATGACACTAATTTCATCATACAATGCATTTGTAACAGTGTTTATTATTTTGCCAGGTTCTGCGCC